AATCACAAAAAATGAAATTGGGAAAATAGTTGACGTTAAGGCTATAACAAAAGATAACTATACAGATGTTATAAATATCATTTTACAGAGAGTTCGCATTACGTCAGATGAGAATGAAATAGATGATTTAAAAAAGGTCAAAAATAAACGTGGCTTGAAAATATATAAACAAGCCATAAAGGGAAGAAAAAGTTTAAAAAAGGCAAAAGAACAAAATAAAAATTTAACCTTGGCAAATATTATTGCCGCCGTTGCATCAAAAAGCGAATCTTTAAATTGGGATACTATATGGAAAATTACAGTTTTTCAATTATTTGATTTATTTGACAGAATGCAAAGACTGGACTCTTACAGTATTGCAAGCGCTCAAGTTGCCGCATGGGGAAATAAAGATGGCAATTTTAAATTTGGTGCATGGATAGACAACGTATACGAATCAAATGACGCTGAATAGCGTCTTTTATTTTTTATATTTTTAAGGAGGAAATGATATGGGAAATAATGTATTTTCTAAGCAGATGGCAAACCGTGAAGTGTGCGACATGGTTTTTGTTGATTACAAAACAAAGAAACCGTTCCTAAAGGTCGATTATGCCAATACATCTAGTAAAGAGCTTACTGGAGAGACAGTATATGCGTTTGGTGGAAAAGGACATCCTAAAAGGGTTAGTTTTAGTGGTGACAAGGCTGGTACACTTACAATTGAAACGCAGATTCAGACACCGAAGCTATGGGAGCTTATCACTGGTGGAAAACAGGGAAAGACGGCAGAAGTTATGAAACACGTAAAGGTTTCAGTTACAAATAAAACAACTGTAACACTTGATTCAGGAGTAAATATTGCAGATAAAGATTCCGTATGGGTTTATGACGCCGCAGATAGCAATCTTAATAAGGAGGTAACTGTTGAGTCTGTATCAAAGAACGTAATCACTGTTACCTCTACAGAAGCTACAGAGGTTGAAGTATTTTATCTTGTAAAAGTTCAAGATGTTTACAATATTAATATCAAGGCTACAAACTTCCCGAAAGCATTTGTTGTATACGGTGATACATATATGAAGACTACGGATGACGACATTCTTCCATATTTGTTTAAGGCTTATAAAGCAGTGCCGCAGTCTAA